ATCCCGTAGTCTTCAAGATTTGGAAGTGGTACATGTGCACCGTTACAAACGGTAGTACAGGACCCACATACACCATCAAGGCTTGGAAATCGCTGATAGCGAATTTCAAGCACCGTGCTGCTAAAAGCAGTACGGAGCTACCAAAGGTAGTTAGAGGTGTTCCATTTTTCAGCGAACTGGGCAAACTGTCGTTTAAAACGTCAGGCCCGTTTTCCTGGTTGAAGAAAGTACTTGAGTCCGGTATCTCCGACAAAGTCGAGGGTACCCGATTCATGCACCTTATTTCGACGCGGGGTTACCCCGCGCCAGGAAATTCGAGCGAGTACAAACAAGCTAAGCTTGACCATGCGAACATTATATGTTCACATGAAGTACTTTCTCAGTCGCGTCTCTCCTTCAGTCGTAGTATCGCCGAGCAACTCGGAAGATACTGCGCGTCCAAGAAAGGTGAAGCTGGTTCAACCAGCCACCTCTCCTTGACCAATTCAGCGTCGCGCGAATCATCGCGCAGCGCCGGTGGAAGAGGAACCTACTTCGGGAAAGAATTCACGAAGTGGCTACTGGAGAAGGATTTCAGTGAAGAGGTCATTGGCCACACTATTAGTGGGGCCAGGTACTGGGTTAAACCCGGGTACCCGAGATTCCGTACCATGTGTCGCAGCGAGATACTCGCTCGCGACCTTCTTCGCAGCAGCGATGAACAGGACGGTGAACTCGATATTGACTCAACACAATACAACAATCCGGTCGCAGGCCTGGACGAAGTCCTAGGCGAACAAATGCTGCAGTTTTCATACGAAGTAGGTTTCGGGAAGGGCAAAGCCCCATTCGAAAACTACCCTCGTATCCGTCAAACGGTCATCGGGGAACCCGGTGGAAAAGTGCGCATTGCGACCGTCTCAGAGGCTTGGGTGACGACATTTCTGTCGCCCTGGGGACACGAACTGGTTAAAAACCTGTACTTCCATCCGTCGGCTCGCGCAGGGCTTGGTGCCGCTGCGCAGGCATACGAATATGCGAAGTTCTTTCGTTCCCATGAAGGGTGCTCGTTTTTAACGAGTGACCTAACACAAGCTTCAGAGTACATCAACAAGCAATTGGGCGAAGCCCTATTGCAAGGATTCCAACTAGGAGTAGGCATGGGTGGTCCTTATTGTGGCTTAGCCACGAGGCTACTATGCTCCCCTAGGTTTCTGGATAACCCTGCAGTCGACAAAGTCGACTCAGCGTTACATTACGCTTTGCGTACCGGAGACAGAAAAGGAATCTTCGTTGATGTGGAAGATCACAAAAGTCTAGAAGACTTTTGGAAAGAGGTTCAAGGAGATCTCGACTTCGGGGAGCGCGAAATGCGCGTAACCGAAAGAGGCCTGCTGATGGGCGATCCAGGGACTAAGTCCGGGTTAACGCTCGTCATGCTGGCCTCTGAGGAAGAGGCTTATCGCCGCTTCGTCAGAGGAAATCTTGACCTAGACAATTTCGAAGGTTTACTCGAGGCCGCCCCGCGACAGGCGTGGCGGCAATTCGTCAATGCTGGAGATGACCACGCGGCCTATGGCCCCCTGGTCTACCTTGATTTAATCAAGAGAGTTCTACAGCAAAACGGACAAAGGGTAAACTTCGACTCCTCATTCATCAGCAAATCTGTTCTGTATTTTACGGAAGAGATGTTGCTCATAACGGACAAAACGGTCTTTGACCAAAAAGTTCCGATCTGGAGTCAACCGTACGATCAAATCGTACACGTCGACTCGATGAAAGTCAGACTCGTATCTCCGTGTTCAAAGATCACGGAGGTACGCGAGGAGAAAAATCCAGCAATTGGTAAGGGCCTCTACTTCTTAAAGAAGTGGGAGTGGCTTCACAACGCCCCTGAGCAACTCAAGGACGCTGCTTACCAACGCTTCAAACAACGTTTCCGTAAGTTCATTGATTGGAACAATG